ATAGATAAACGTGAGGATGGTAGAGTATTTCTATCATCTATTTCAGGTAGGTATCTATTCTCTATTATGGAGAGTGATGACAAAGATTGGGAGATCATCAAATGAAAGATCAAAAAACATTAGATAAAAAGTTAACTCCTTATGAGAGATGGGATGCTGCTCATGCTATCTTCATAGAGTCGTTAATGAAACCTGATAATCATTTACGCAGTTGTGCATACAATCAACAATGTTATGATGATCTAATGCAGATTAGGGATCAGGTCATTGAATTAACTAAGAATATGCACAACCCTAGAAAATTTATTGAGGATTAATTATGTTAACTAAAGACAAAGTGAGGAATCAAGTTAAGTCCAGATTTTATTATATATTCTGGGGTATTGCAACATTCTCTGTAGTAGCAGGCCAATTATATGTTGGATCAGGTTATAGAGTTTTTGCAAATTCGCTAAATAGAATTTTTGATACTATTGAAGTTCAAGTTAATGATGACTATGAAAGATTCTATTGAGGAGCAGAGATGTATTGATGACGACTATGAGGTAGTCAATCAATACTACAGGGCTAAAAGATTGCATCCCAATATTCCTTTTTATCTTCAAGATGAAAAAGGAGAGACATATGTGTTTGGATGGGATTTAATATATCAATATATCGGTAAACTTACACAGTAACGATATATTGCATGACTATAAAGAGATTATTAAATTCATAGATATATTACATATATTATGTTATAATATCCACACATAGCACCATAAAACCATGATTAACTTAGATGAGCGATACCATTCTTACTTAGATGGTAGTAAGAAAATGAGAATAGATGGTATAGAGGAAAGGGTTAAGTCTTATGGATGGCATTGTGATGGTAATGACATTAAAGGTCATTATGTAACAACAGAGAATTATAAGTTGTTCTATAACATGGAAGGGCTCTTCACCAACATGGTGGCAATTCGGGAACTGGCACAAGTTACTTGACTTTCCCTCGTGAATATGGCATTATATAAATGTTGAGAGGGATACTACAGGGTAACGTCCAACAGACTTCGCACGTGCTGTG